TGCAACTGTAATCATGATATTGGCTTTTGCATCTGCCATCAAGTTCAATCTCATTTGATTGCCGTGATTGACTCGTAGAATATTATCTACTGCTGTTCTATTTTCTGGTACTTTTGAAAAGTGATTAATTTTATCCACACTACACCTCCTACTTTAATGGTGGTGCATACAATAATCCTCCATGATTATATAATTGGTTTAATCCTCGTTTTAGTCCTAACTTGTTTATGATATTACGAGTAAATATTTCTTCATAATTCCCCACCTTTTTAATTATATCATACGACCAAGTTGCAGGTAAGCCAAGTTTAGAACCAAGATTGGGATGGTCAGCTCCATTCTTCTCTCCCATAAATCTTTGAATATTTGGGTTTATGTTCTCTTTGAAACTGTCAATATTTTTTGAATTGATACCCATCTCTTCTGCAATGAACAAAACATATACAGTCCATCTTACTATGTCAGACCATTTCTGATCACCATATTTAACTACCGGCCCTAAAGGCTCTTTAGAAATTATCTCTGGTAATATCATGTGTAACTCAGGATCTTTGAATCCTAGACGATTTGACGCCAACCCTGACCTATCTGTACCGTACATATCACAATCACCCCTAAGATACACATCTTTTAACTTTTCATTCTCACCAACAGTTATAGGAATATACTTTATTTCGTGTAATTCCATAAAGTCTGCAATGTTTTTTGCAGCAGTTCCAGATCCAGAGAAACATATTTTAGCTCCATGCATCTGTTTGGCAGAGGATACACCTAGAGTTCTCTTAGTGATAAATCCTTGACCATCATAATATGTTGTTGGTAGAAATTCAAATTTCTTGAGTACATTTCTTGTGAAGGTATATGTTGTTGCAGCAGACAATATATCAATAGTTCCATCTATCAAATGTGTAAATCTAGAAACTCCATCCACTACTTCATATTGTATAGCATCTGTATCTCCAAATACAGCTGCTGCGACTGCTTTGCAAATATCAACATCAAATCCTTCCCATATAGCACCACTTTCAGAATCATATACCTCTTCAGAGAAGCCAGGAAATTCATCGTTAGTTCCACAAATAATATATCCTCTTTTTATTACTCTATCAAATGTAGTTCCGTATGTTGGATAGTATTCTGGTGATGGTTCATTCTTTTTATTCATCAGTCGTTGTTTAACTTTTTCTATTTCAGTCAAAGTCATTCCACTATGATCCATCATCGGATGCGCAGACTTTTCTTTACCCATTGCAGAATTGTCTATGACCATCATCCAAAATATCCACACCAGACATACAATAAGTTTTCCAGCCGGTATCATTTCAAAGTCCTGTAAACTGCCATCAGTTCTTCATCTGATGGATTTGTCGCTGAAGAATATCTCTTATGTCCCACTCTCATAAATGCTTTGATATCGGAAAAACTTGGATATTTTGATTGTAAATTATGAAGTAGATGGTCAGGGTCTAAGTGACAAGATGCACATGCATTATCTCTTGCGAATACTCTTGTAGACCTTTTATATCTTTCACTTTGAACCAATACAGCAGAAAGGTCTTTCTCCATATATGTTATTCTATTATCCATGTCTGGCATGAGTAGAAAAATTAGATATACGAGAAGTGCAATGATGACGTAGATAAAAGATTTACTGGCAACTATCTGGTCTTTGTTCGCAAGTTCTATTTGCTGAACTTCTTCAACCTTTTTATCTATCTCTTCAATGTCGTGTTGAAGTATTTTTTGGTCTTTTCCGTTTGCTTGTGTTTTTTCTTGTTGTGCCATAATCTATTTCCTCCCCGCTTCATTCAACTTTTTAGTAATTTGTTGTTGGAACCACTTCAGTACAATAGGAATACTTACATTAGATGTAAGTCCAAACAAAAACCCGATGGGAAAACGATATTGAATATACTCTTGAAGTTGAGGAACATTTGTGAATACTATGGTAATCAACAAATATCCTGTAAGCGACATACCAATGTTAATTACCAGATCAAGTCCAACTAACCAACCATGCCCTTCGTATTTTTCTTTATTGTCTATTCTATAATTGAATAGAAAAATCCAAAATGATGAAAATGTAATAACTGCATACATCCACAAATCGGTAATATTAAATAAATCAACCATTTTCTTTTGTCTCTTTCTTTACCAACTTCAGTAAGTCAGCAGTACTGCCAACAAATAATGCATTAGTAATATTTTGAGCTTGGGTGACTTCCTGTCTATCTCCAGCATTTTCTAGTTTTTGTTTTTTTTGATGCAAATCCATTAATGTTTCTTGTGAATCGGTCATATTTTTGAGTAATTGACCGAACACTTCAAAGGCTCTAGGAGATTCTTCTGCTTTAGCAATTTCCAGAAGTTCTTCCATTGCATCTCTGCCTTTTTCAATTATGTCATAAAGATTTTCACGAGCATATTGAAAGTCATTATCTTTAGTATCATCACCATTTATAACAACAGGCACGTTATTATCTATAACTTGAACATTCATATCATTTTTGGGGGATTCTTCCCTTAGCTCAAGATGTTTTTCAATCCTTTGCTCCACTAATTTTTCAGTTTTCATTAACTATCTGTTCCAGCTACTGGATCATGTGTTTTTCCTTGAGGGAAAAATTCAAAGGTTTCACTAAATCCAAAGTCTTCATCTGTGATTGCGGTTGTATCTTCTGGAGCTACTGTAACTCTTGCCACAGTTGCACCAGCAGTAGAAGCTTCTTCTGATGCTTCCGTCAACAAACGTATTCTAGTGGAATCGTCAAATTCGTGACCATCCAATATCATAAAATTCTTACTATAAACTGTACTATCTTCTGACACAATATATATCGGTTCCGCTGCAGCGGCTTCTGACATAAGATGAGTATCTACTACAGAAGATGTAATAATCTTTGCATTGTCTACTACATTCGGATATAGAAACCCTTTCATAGAAAAGCTAAGTGTCCAGATGATAGAACGTCTTGTTGCAAAGTCACCTTCATATGTATCTTCACTAGAAACACTAGAAAGAACTAACGGAATATCCATTTTTACATCCATACCAGAAACGAGTTCCATTGTTATTGTGAACTCTGGTGTGAAAAATGGAAGCACTTGTTCTAGTATTTGTGTTCCATCCTCTGCATTTTTGACAAAGATGTAAAGAGAAAAATCATAATTATAAGGAACAGGATTGTATTGTTTTTTGAGTCCGGTAGTTCCAGCTTTAACATTTCGCCCAAGTGTATTGAGTTTCCTCGCACCATCATACGTCATAGATGTCAACTCAAATCCCATTCTTGGAACTGTGAGAGCAACAGCTGAATTGAGGCTTGGATCAGAAGAAATCCGTGCTAACATCTTATCCTTCGGTCCGTAAGACAAAGGAATTTTTAACACTTCAGTTACAGCATCAGAACTATTCGTTCTACGAACTTCTATGTTATTGAATAGAGTTCCAAATGCAACCACCATCTTTCTAGAAGTTTGATGGTAAAAATAAGTTCCAAACATTACGGATTCTCTCCAAACGGATTACTTTCAGAAAAATCAAATATCGAATCAGCATCAATTTCAAATTGTTTGTTGCTTGATGTCTTATCGGTTGTTCCATCATCTACCGATTGTAACGTAGTAGAAGCTTCATTTGTTGATTGCTGAACGTTATATGTTCCAGTTGCTTCACTGGTTGCTCCTGTCAATATTTCAGATAGTGTAAACGAACCTGTCATATTGATGAGATATAGATAACTTGTTGTAGTATCCCAGCGTGCAACTTCTCCTGTTACAGCAGATGTTCCGCCTGTGACAGTTTCGCCGACCGTGAAGGTTCCCGATACACTAGATAACTCAAATGTACGAACAAAAGATTGTTGTCTTTCCACTACATCTATGTCATCAACTCCTGTATCCAATGCTTCATCGGAGTATGTAAAGAGTTCACAAGTAAGGTCAAATGTAGGTAACGCACCAGTTTGATAGAATGGTGTTTCGTGTTCAACAAAAGTTATCTGAAAAAGTTTATTAGTAAGTGGAAAGTGAATCAAATCTCCCTCTTTTGGGCGAGTTCCTATATCCAATCCTTCCCAAGCTCTTCGTGCTAAAGAGAAAACAATCTGGTCTCTAATCTCAAGACCAAACTTTGAAATCAGATCACCTTCTCCCTCAAAACCGTCAACAGATTTGACATACATCTCTATCGAATGAGCATCTTTGAATTCCGAGATAGAATCTTCACCAAGTATAGTATCTTCGTTTATCAGTGTTCTAGGAATGTAAGAAACATCATGGCCATATACTTGTATAGATTCTGTAACAAGTGAATGTAAAAGTTCCTGTTCATTCTTCGCATCGAAATTACGAAAATATGAATTAGTAGCCATTTGTTATCCTGTATAAAAATTAAGAGGTAACTCATATTTGAGTGATAATTCTTCATCTAATTTTTCTAGTTCGGAATTTCCATCGTCATACATCTGTCTTCCATTCAATGTTACCCCTCCTGGCAATTGAATACCATCATATTTCATCAAATTCTGACCCCATTGTTTTTTGAACAACGAGGTTGTATATTTCTTGAGAAAAATATCATTGTAGATTTCTGTATATTCACTTCCATCTATTTTTTTCAGAACCATCACAACAACAGCATCTCCAATTTCTACTGCCGTATCCCAATCCATATCGATATAAAGTTTGTCTGTTAGTCTATTGAAACGAATTTGTCGCGATTCCGCACCAGAAAATACCTGTGTTAGTAGAGAAAGATTCTGTCTACCCTGAACATACTCACTTATACCACCTCCTTGTTTGAGCAATCCTGGCAGTTCGTTCAAACGAAATTGATATTCAAAAGAGAACATATCGTTTGATGACAATCCTTTACTTACTGGAAGAACATCTTGAACACCTATGATTGTATTGTCTACGGTCAGTGCTTTTGTATCAATGTTTCCGAATACAACGGCAGTTGCTTGTGTTCCATGAACTGTTCCAGTTGCACCAGAAGTTCCACCTGTAACTGTTTCACCAGAGACAAATGTATTAGCTGTTGTGTTAGCTGCACGAATTCCGTTTCCGTCTTTGTGTGTCTTAAATGTTAAAACTGTTGCACTTGTTCTTTCGTGAACGATTGCTGTTGCATTTGATGAACCACCAGTAATTGTTTCATCCGCTACAAATGTTCCTGTTGCTGAAGATGCGAAAGTAAGTGTACTCGGTGCTACTAGTTCAACTAAAAACGCTCTTTCAGTTCCGTCAAAATGATATTCTTGGAATAATTGAACAGACTCCGCAATCATATCATCCATTTGTTCATCCGCAAGGTTTACATCTATAACTGGTTTGCCAAGTTTTCGGAGACAATATTCTTGTAATTCTGCTGTTGATGCTGGTGATGTTGCTGACATATTTTTTATCCGTTGTTAATTTCAGCAGAAGCTTCTACTGTGATAAGTCCTTCTACGAGTCGTTCTTTGATAGTTCCTCCACTCTGTGTGTAGGTCAAACTGTAAAAGTATTTTCCCTCAGCAAGTGCTGTTGTTTGTGTCGCTGTCAATGAAAAGGTGCAGTTCGCACCAGTAATAGAAGTTGTAAATGATTGGAGAGTGTTTGCGTAAGCGTAATTTTTTATCATTCCGCCCGCAACCGTACCAGAGGAGATGGCCACGGCAGTAGAAGACGAACTTTCGGCACCTATCGTCTTCTCAAAAGTAGCGCCTTGGTCTATAATGTAGTTCTGTGACTTCTTTTTTAGTGTCAACGCCATATTTTTATCCGTTTTGAAAA